CCCCCCGAAAATGCTGCCGCTACCGGCACAGTACCCGCGCCGGGCGGAAACTTGATCGCAATGGATCAGGCCATGCTGGACAACGAGGATCTGTGGAAGGGTCTCCCCCCTCCCATGCGCCCCAAGGCGCTCCTCAATGAGGCCGCTGCCGCTGATATAGAAATCCGGCGCCTTGAAGGGCAGCGCAGGATGATTGAAAGTCAAGTTGGTGAAACTCCGCAGAGCAAAGCCATCACGGCGGACATCGCCAGCCTGCGCACTGAGCGAGAGGCCAAGGTTGCCCGCGCGCAGCAACAGATGACCCGCGCCACCGAACTGCAAAAGGAAGCGGCTGTGGCTGAGATCAAGCGCAAGTCCGAGGTCCAGCAACAGGCCGACATCGTTGAGCTTCTGCCGAGGAAGCAACAGCTTGAGCTGCAAGGCGAGATTGGCAGGCGTGGCAAGATTGACGAGATTGATCTCAAACAGAAGCAGGCCGAGGCTGACATCCAGCGTGACCGCGAGGTCCAAACCGCTCGCGATAAGCTGCCGATTGAGGAAGAGAGGGTTGCCTTCGACGCTAACGTCAAGCGTCAGGACGCCGCCTTGCAGAAGGCCGCAGCCGAGGCGAAGGAGGCTCAGATTGCAAGATCTCAGGCTCAAGCCGCTCTCAGCGTCATGTTCGACAAGAACGGCAAGGCTGTCATCAGTAGCGGGCCGCTCGGCACGAAGATTGCAAATGTCGCCGCCTACATGTCGCAGCTTGGCTTCAGCGACAAGTTCATTGAGGACTTCACCAATACGAAGCCCAGCAATGCGCAGGCGCTTGCCAAACTTCAGACAGCTATGGCCGCCGAAATTGCGCGGCTTGAATTTAACGGAGCCCCTGTTCGCCAGTCCGAGTTCCTGCAATTCCTGCACACGACGCCCGGCGCCACCTTGCTGCCCGAAGCCTTCAAGTGGATCGTCGAAAAGACCATCATCCCGAAGACAGAGGCCAGCATCAACGCTTACAAGCGTGTCAAAGACTTCACGCCGGGCATTGGCAAGGGCACGAACATCGAGGGTGAACTCTTCGACTACTATGACCAGAACCCGTGGTTTAGGAAGGAAGAGCCTCGTCTCGGCGAGGAGCCTGCGCGCCGCACTCCAAACCGCGCTCAGGCCCCTGAACTTACAGACGAAGAAAAAGCACAGTTAGCGCAGGAAATTCGCCAGCGCCGCGCCTCGCAAGGAGCCCGATAATGGCCGAGAACCCCGCACCTCGTTTTGACTTCTCCAAGATGTCAGATGCGGAGCTGGCTCAATTTACTGACCAACTCCCCATCGCATCCAGACCAGTCGATTTCTCCAAGATGTCAGACGCAGAGCTGGCTCGATACGAGAATGCCCAGAAGCCGCTCGGCAACAAGCCGGGCGACACCCTGATGAGTGGCGCCCTCAAGGGTGGCGCGACCGCTGGCATTCAAGGCATTGGCGACATAACCGGCGGCATCGTCGGCAACCTTGGGCAGGCGTATGATGTCATCGCCGAGGCACCCTTCCGCGTTGGCGCGCACATCGTTGGGGCGTTTGGCGGTTTGCCCGGAGGCAAGAGCGGCGCTGATTTCATTAAAGAGTCCAAGAAGCTTGGAGAGAAATTTCAGAGCCCCGCAGAGCGCGCTGGGCATGTGAACCCCATCTTCGGCCTGCCCTTCCCCACGGGTGAAGGCGCCATGTCGCCGATCCTCAGTCGAACTGGTCAATATGAGCCAGAGAACGCTTACGGTCAGGCGGCCATGACCGGCGCGCGCACTGTAGTGGGGGCAGCGGCTCCGGGTGCTGCTTTTCGCGGATTGCGCGTAGCGTCTGAGGGGGCAACTCCTGCCAAGGTCGCTGCGCAAGCGGCCAAAGGAGCCATATCAACCGCTCCTATGGCTTTCGGCACCGGCGTTCTAGGTGATGTCGCCACGCAGTTTACCGGCGAGCCCATCGCGGGCATGGTGGCTGGCGCTGCGCCCATGCTTGCGCCAAAGTTCACACAGCCGATCAAGGATTACCTTGCGCCGACGAAGGCTAAGAAGGGTTCTCAAGAGGCACAGCGTCAGGCCGACATTGCCCTTACAGAACTTGCAGAGAACGCCGATAAGGCGCGCGCCGACGAACGCTTCCAACCCAATTACGTTCCCGACGAGCGTCCCACTCTGGGCGAAAAGACGGGTGATCGCGGCATTATTCAGGCGCAAAAAGCTTTCGAGGATACGTCGCCAGAGTTCGCTCGCGATCTTGAACGCCAACGTGGCGAGACCAATGTCGCCCGCAGGGAGATGCTGGGCGAGATGGCGCCCGAAAACGCCAATCAAATGGCGCCGACCGAGTTCTTTAACAATCGCGCCGCTCATATTGAAGCGCAGCATCAGGCCACTATTACCCGCCTTGAAAGGCAGGCGGAGAATGAAGCTAGAAATGTTCCCACCGGAATTGCCCCGGAAGCCGTTGGCGATACCATTCGCAGCAGGCTTGTAGAAGCAGAGATCGCTGCTGACAGGGCAACGAGCGCGATCTATGAGCCTCTTGCCAGAGAGGGCATCACCATTGTGGGGGCACCCGTTCGCGATGCGGCTGCGGCCATTGTACGCGATCTTGAGGGCACCAGAATGGCGAAGGCGCTGTCTGGCGAAGAAGCGGCCATATTTGAAAAAGCAGCTACGACCCTTGATGTGGAGAAATTTTCAGAGCTTCATGCTCTTGAGAAGCGCATCACCAATGAAGTGAGCCGCAACAAAAGGTCACCCGAAGGCGACCCAAACACCATCCACCGTCTGGGCGAACTGAAGACAGCCATCCGCGACGTGTTCAACAATGCTGCGGAGCATCAAGCCGCGCATGAGCAATCTCTTGTCGAGAGAGGCGCTATGCGCCCCGAAGAGACGCTCATGGCGCGCTTGCAGCGCGAGGCGGATGCTTTCATGGCTGAGAAGCGCGGGGAAACCCCCGAACCGCCTCCGGCTGAACGCCCCAACATGACCGCAGAGCAGGCGGAGCGGTTAAGGCAGGGCAAGGAGGCCCACGCCACCCAGATGGAAACCTATGAGCAAGGCCCCGTTGGTCAGGCTCTGGCCGATATTGGCTTCTCCGGTCAGTACAAGATGCCTGCATCGGGCATCCCCAAGATTGCCTTCTCCGCTGGCGACAAGGGCTACACCAACGTGCAGGCCTTCCTTCGCGCTGCCAATGGCGATCCAGCCGCCATCGCTGCCTTGCAGGACATGGCCATGATGCGCCTGCGCGAGCGCATGGGGCGCGACCGCGTCCTGTCGCCAGATGTCCTTGATGCTTGGAAGAGCCAGCATGCGAACGCTCTGCGCGCCCTTGATGAAGTGACGCCGGGTTTTTCCTCGCGCTTTGACAGCACCGCAACCGCCGTTAATGCCTTGGAGGATGCTCGCAGCTCCGGGAAGATCATGGTCGATCAAGCGACTAAGGGACCGGCGGCAAAGTTCCTCAAACTCACGGACCCGGAAGAGGTTACCCCCAAGGTCGGCTCAATGCTCAAGAGCGGCCCGACTGAGGTCAATCAGGTCTTGGATCTCGCTGGTCGAGATCCGAAAGTTGTGAATGGATTGCGAGCGGCTGGCGTCGATTACATGATGCGCGAGCTTTCCAATGCAGGGATGGCAGGCGGGGAGAACATCCTTTCAGGCGCCAAGCTCAACAAGTTCTTCGATGAGCATGCGGCGTCCATGCAGGCGCTCTATGGCAAGGAAGGCATGAAGAACATGCGCCTGCTCGCGGCCAGTTTGGACCGGACGCAGGAGGCCCTCTCGGCACAGAAGGTGGGTGGGTCAGACACTGCCCGCAATCTCAACTTCGCTGATCGCCTCAAGCTTGCCGTCAAGAACAAGGCGCCGCTGGCAGATCTGGCGATCTGGTATGAATTTATGAGCGGCGTCATTTCTGGCGACGTATTCAAGGCTGGCGCCTCCGCAGCGACGGCAGGGACGAAGGCACTGTTTGAGGCCGCCCGCACACGCGGCATCGGCAACATCAATGACCTGATCCATGAAGGCCTGCTTAATCCCGAGGTGGGCGGCGCCATGCTTCAGCGCGGCATTGACGCTAAGGGCCAGATTAAGGCGCAAGCCGTGCGCGATCTGACAAAGGCCCTTACCGTCAGGGGGCAAGCCACGACAGCCACCATTGGTGGCCAGCGCCAACAGGAGCGGCGTCTGGCGCCAGATGACGAAGAGCTTCCCCGCGAGCTTACTATCCCCGGCCCCGGCAACCGAACTGGCCGCGCCACCGGCGGCGCCGTCAACCTGATGGCGCTCTCCAAGGCCGCCAAGAAGCACGTCACGCAAAGCACTGAGGATCTCTTGAACGAGAGTGACGACACGGTCACCCGCGCCCTTGAGATCGCCAACCAGCACATCTGAGGGCTACCCGATGACCAGCAGCTACACGACAAACAAGAGCATCGAGAAGCCCGGCTACAACGACTACGCCTCCAGCCCCACGGGATGGTCGGCGCCAATCAATACTGACTGGGACATCATCGACGCTGCCTTCGGCGGCGTGACTGTCAAGAACCCGACAGGGGTGTCGGGGACTGTTGCGCTGGTGGCGAGCGAGTATCAGAAGCTGACCATCGTCTTCGGCACCAGCATCACCGGCGTGGCAACCCTGACGGCAAACATCATCTACACCATCCCGGCTGGGGTGGGCGGGAGCTGGATCGTCTACAACAATACGACCGGCGCCTTTACGATCACGGTGCAGCAAGTGTCTGGCGGCGGCACAAGCATTGTTGTCCCGCAGGGCGGGCGTTCGATCATCTGGTCAGATGGAACCAACTTTGCCGCCCTGTCCGGTACGGGCAGCGACACTCAGGTCTTGTACAATTCAAGCGGCGCCATCACCGGCTCCGCCAACTTGACCTTCAACGGGACGACACTCACCGGGAACGCTCTGACGGCTACCAATGCAGTCACCGCAGGAACGTCCATCGTCGCGGGGACGACCATCACTGCTGGGACAACGGCGTCAGATAGCCTTGGCAATCTCAGGACTGTGCCTCCCAATGCCCAGACAGGCGCATATGTCCTCGCGTTGACGGACAGCGGAAAATACGTCTCGATCACCACTGGCGGTGTCACTGTCCCGCCTTCGTCAACGGTTGCTTTTGTTGCGGGACAAACTATCTCAATTTACAACAACAGCAGTGCAGACCAGATAATTACACAAGGGACTGGCGTAACAATGAAGTTGGCTGGAACTGCTACTACGGGGAACAGGACGCTGGCTCAGTATGGCCTTTGCACCATCCTTTGCACGGGAACAAACGCCTTTGTCGTTACTGGCGCTGGCGTATCATAATCCCTTCTTGGGCATGCCCTTGTAGCAGATCTTGTGATGCGTCTCGCAGTAGGAGCCCTTGAAGGTCTCTACCCCACAAAAAAGGGCGCCGAGATCATCATCGGCACCCGTCACATATCGGCAGGAGTAGAGGCGAAGCTCCAATATCGTCACCCCTAATATCTGTTGACCCTTCCCTTGATGGGGAAGGGTGTCATTGCATGATGAGATAAGATCATCCATGATCATGTCGCGCCTGTGGTTCCGTCCTTGGTGACGCAGGCGTTCGTAACGCATGACTTGCTCGCCCAAGGCCCCAAGCCAAGGGCGAGATTTTTTTCGTAGCGACGGATCGCATGCAGGACAGTCGTGTGGTCGCGGTGGCCCATTAGGCGCCCGATCTGCGAGAGAGAGAAGCCCAGTTCATACTTGAGGCGATATGCGGCCTCCTGACGGCACAGCACATATGCCGCGTCCCTGCTCTTGCTACGGAAGACCGTGGGCGGCATCCCGTGCTTGTCGGCCACCTCTGACAAGATCTTCCTCGCAGGCGTCTCAGTGGTCACGGGAGGGTTGTCGGCGGGCTCTACCGGCACGATCTCGATGACGACATCGGGGATGATCGGGGCGACGGGGAGATCCAGAGGGTCTGGGTATTTTTCAGGCTCTGGGTAGATGAGGCGAACTGCGGGCTCCTTCTTAATGGGGGCATCTAATCTGGCGCGGACGGCCTTGTAGTGTGCGTGAAGTTCTTCAAGCGTTTTCATTTTCATCTCCCAGTGCGTTGAGAATAATAGCATCAATTTCAGAGCTGAAGCGGTCGCGGCGATTGTTGACCTTGGCGATCTCTCGCAGTGCGTCTTCCACCTTGCGGAGCTTCCAATGCAGATCCCACGCATGCTCGCGCCACAGCTCGATGGACTTCTCTTGAAGGTCAACCATCAGTCCCCCCTGAAAATATCAGTCAACGCCGAGGCCATCATGTGGGTCATAACAACTATCACCCCGATCAGCATGAATAACACCCAAGCGAACAGGAAGAACTCCAAGACAGCGATCATGCTAACCTCCCCATGCGATGACGATGTTGATGCCGATCAGGAACGCCACGGCGCCGATCATCTTCATTTCTATGTTCATCACTTCACTCCTTTAATGGCGGCGTATCCGTGGCGCGTAATGCGCTCATGGATAGCCTCATCTTCGATATGTTCAAAAGCAATGGCGATGATGTACCCCATGTGCTTGTGAAAGTTGTCGATATAGTTCGCCGCCTCGATCCCGTCCGGGTTGATCAGGAACTCGCGCTTGGTGCGGTACTGAGGATCTACCAAGGTCTCGAACCGGCGAAGCTTGTTCTGTATGGTTTGCATGTCGATCTCCATATCAATGTTGGTGACGTCTTCACTCTGGAGTAAAGACGTCACTAATCCATTAACGCGGACACGCGGACACTGTACCATTTCGGGGCTACTTAGGGGGCAACCGACGGCCCGTCTTTTCAAGGAACGAGGTGTAGGGCACCGCGCACTCGTCTACGACATCCTTCGACGCCGGGGCCTCTTTTTTGGAAGGGAAACCGCATGCCTTCTCGACCGCCATCACGGCCTCGCTGATGCGGCCCTGATTGACGCCGTAGAGGGCGGCAATGTGGTGCTGGTGGACGCCATTGATCAGGCAGGCGTAGGCCGCCCTGAGCTTCTCATCGAAAGTTAATTCACGTTTTCCTGCGAACATCTTCTATCCCTCCTGTGTGTTGAGCTTGTTGACGAGGTCACGCATCTCGGCGTTGAGGGCAGCATTGGCCTGATCTGCCGCAACTGCGAACTCGCCAGCGAAGGCGAGATAGTTGATGCCGTCCGCGTAATTATCCACCTTGCCCGGCTGCGGCTTCATGCGGGCCAGCTTCACGCAGTGCAGGAACATGTTGGCCTGATAGGATGTCATTGTCATGCCCGTGATCAGCTCAAAGATCTGACACGCCCTGCCCGTGATGTCGTGGATGTTCCCATATTGCTGGTCGCGGTCGCGAAGGATGGCGATAGCCTCGCCGAGGATTTCCTTGTGGTCCATTTCAATTCTCCTATTTGCGGGTGATGAAGTCGATCTTGACCATTATGGCCGTGGCTGCTTCGCGAGACTTTTTCGCCTCGTTCGAAAGGTCGTTGTGTCTGACGACGAAGGCGTCGAGGCTCTTGTTGATCTCCTCCCAAAGGTCGCGCATGGCAGTGATGGATTTCTCAAGATCCTCCTTGGCCGCCGCCATCTTTGCGATTTCGTCATTGATGGCCTCGCCGCGCTCAGGTCCGAAGTTGTCTTCGCGAATGGTGCGAACCCAAGCCATCGGAACCTTCAAGCCTTCGGCGACACGCTTGTCGTCATACTGGGCCTCGTAGCCTCTGGTCTCGTCGAGGTAGTGCATGTCGATTTCGGCGAAGATGATGCGACGATCTTCCTTCGTCATTTCCTGCGGTATCTTCGGGTCGAAATTCATTTCATTCACTCCATCATTCAATAAGGGCTTGGGTTCAACCACTACGGGCGCCAGTTCATTCACTATGGGGTCGGGCAGGGGTTTAAGCTTCAAGGTCAGCTTCTTGCTAAAGAAGCTTTTGAGGTCGCTCTCGGCGATGACGAAGGCGCCCACTTCATTCTTGATGCACTTCAGGCGCCCATTTCGGATATTTTCATAGATGCGGTACATCGACGCGAAATTGGCATCGACGGCTTCTTTCACGGTGAGAAGCTTTTCCACGGGCGTCTCCTGCGCGGTAGTAAATTCTGGCACTGCGTCAGTCTGGGGAGCCTCCTCCGCCATGTGATTTTCGTAGAGCTTACCCAGATCCGCCAGATTAAATGTGATCGGCGTCACAGTGGCGCTTGGCTGTTTGCGGCCAATCTTGTTTGCCGCCACGCAGATGTTGCAGAGGTCGTCTCCGAGGCGGTTCCCGACAGCCCATCCGCGCTGCCGAAATTTCTTTGCCGAGACTTCAGGTGGAAGGGTTCCCGATAGAGATGCTGCGGAAACCTTGTCTGTCTTGCCGCACTGTCGGCAGACTATCTTGTAGGCGGACGTTCTGTGGCCGCCATCAAGGGTCGATCTCACGAAACTTCTGTTCATATCCATCTCCATTTTTAATGAACCGCCCTTTGTGGGCAGTGGTGACAATGCCGAGTTCTTTGACTTTTCCAACGACGCGATAATTGAGCGCAGTGAACCCGACTGAGTAGTAGGGATCGACGCCCAGTGGCGCTTCCGTATTGCGATAGAACTCTTCGACAAGGACGAACTCGCTTTTCTCCAGAGCCGTGCAGAACTCGGCAAGGTTCTTGGCAGGATGCTCACATGTAATCTGGTGAATGGGGCCTCCGCGATGGGAGGGCATGTTCATCGTGAGCAAAAATTTCAACGTCACTCTCCAGTTGGTGGTGGGGCGAGCGTGAGCCCGCCCCGGTTTGATTAACCGAAGTCTTCATCCTCGGCAGGAGCCGCCGCCTTCGGTGCGGGAGGCGCAGCGCGCGTCGAGCCGGTGGAAGGCGGAGACTTCGCATTCATGGCGGGCTGGATGAACTTGTCAGCCTGCGGCGCAGCCGTCTCGTTCAAGCCGCTGGGGCGCTTAACCCACCCTGCGATCTTGAAGATAGGCTGATAGTTCGTGGACTTCTTCGCCCCCGAACCGCTCTCAATGGGGATCGTGTCCTCAAGGACGACGACAGGCAGCTTGCCGGGATTGGCGGCGGCGCCTGCGAGGTACTCGTCATGCAGGAGGTCGATGCCCTTCATCATAGCGCCGGAGGTGCCAGCAAGCTCGCGGCAGTCGCCACCACACTCGCCAGACAGCTTGACGGCCATGCGGATGCCGCCCTTGTGGCCATCAGAAGGCTTGGGGCCGCGATCAGTACCGAAGGGAACCATCTGGAAGTCAGGCGCCGACCCGGCGTTAAACAAGATCCAGCCGACCTCAAGGTTTTCAAAGTCGAAGACAGCCTTGAAGTTGCGGGTGATGTCGTGAGGCGTCGAAACGCCATCCTCACGATCCACGCGGAAGAAACGACCCGCGCGGGCGTCGAACTTCACGATGGGAAGGAAGTCAGCCCCGCCGCCGGAGCCACCGTATGAGAAACCAAGTGCCATTGTCATTACTCCATGATGGGGCCATATGGCTGACCCCTTGCCTTTGCCCACATGGGCGAAACTTGATCAGACGAGTGGGGTCCACCCACACCCCCGGTTTACCCGGCGTTCTCCTTAAACTACCGCCTGAAACTTACTGCGAAAGCTTCTCCCGCAGCACATAACCCTCATGCGTCCAAATCTGGTTGAACGCATCATCATACGCATAACGCTGACCAATCTCAGCGTTAAAGTTCTTTGGGCTGGCAGGCGTGGACCTGCCAATGAAGATGAACCCGTTGCGCATGCAAATGAAGCAAAGCGTCAACGTCGCCGATCCAATCTCCTCGATTTGATAGTTCACAAACTGAATTTTAGCCTTGATGCTATCCTCAGTTACGCGCGGCGCAGGCGCCCGTTCCAGCATCTCTTTAACTTCAGCAAGCGTTTTTCTCGGTTCCATCACAACCCCCACACGTCAAAGGCCGCTTTACGCGCCATTGGATCTGCGAAATAAAAGCTGTCCACCTCGGGTACGACGATGGCCGCCAGCTCGGCAGGGTCGTCGGAGATCGACAGGAAACGCTGAATGGTCAGCGCAATCTTTTCCAGAGCCAGCACATGCTGTGCCACGTTCTCCAAATGGTACGTCGCAGACTTCTTGCTTGTGACGTAGGTGAGACGCGCATCGAGATTGTTACCCCGTGCAGCGACATAGAGAGCAACTTGCCGTGCATGGCTGGTGGAGATCTTTGAGGGAAGCGCATGTGTAGTCTTGAGGTCTGTGAGGATGCCATGATTTGCCCATTCGAAGTCGTAGAAGCCGATCATGGGGACCATCAGGCCCTCAATGTGATACTCAATCTTGCCCTGCGTTGAAGTGGGCTGGCCATACGGGCGAAGCTCTGCAAGGCCCATCTTGACCATGTCGCCAATGGCGCCAGCTTCCTTCTCGCGGCGGCTGTCGCCTGAGAGGGCGGTCAGCTTGTCGAACTCGATCTTCGCAATAGCGGCGCACGTCTCGTCGTCAGAGCCGTTCAGGAGGCCCTCGACGATACCGGCCTCGACGGCAGTGCCACGATAGGCTGCTGCGCCGACAGGGCTGCGCTTCTTCATGCACTTCTCAAGCACGAACATCGCTGGGCTGTTCGTGAAGAGATTGCAGGCGGAGGGGGAGAGATGCTGGAGGTTATGAACCTCGAATGGATTTTTCATGTGTACCTCAATTTCAACTGTTCACAGGGTAGGCTGATTTGCGAAACGGTGTCAACGGACAATTTGTCTTTTCCCCTAGTTGACTTCAAAGACAAAATGTCTCAACCTTCGCAAATCACTTGGAGGGGGCCATGAGCGAGATTGTTGCGGGTATGCTGATCTGGATCGCTCTTATGGTCGGCGCCACCATGTTGGTCGTCGGGGTCGTGGGCTTCTTTGAAGCCGTCGCCGATTTTTTTGTGAGGGTGCATGATGAAGAGAAGTGACTACGAGTGGGATCTGATCCTGCGCGCTGCGGAGAAGCTGGGCGTCAGCCGCCACGCCCGCACGAAGTGGAAGAACCGGCAGATGGTGCCGCACCGCTGGCGCCCGCAGATCATTGAGGCCACGCGCGGCGTGGTCAATTGGGATCACTTCACAGCCCTCGACGAGGCAGCAAGGACCGCAGCGTGATTTACATCGGCATTGACCCCGGCCTGAATGGCGCCATCGCCTTCCTCGACACCGAGAAGGGACACCTTTCAATCATTGACATGCCCACCTTCGAAGTGAAGCGGAACAACAAGGTGAAGCGCGAAGTGAGCCCCGTTGGGTTTGCGTTAACCATCAAGCTTGCAACCGAAGTGTCCCGCGCAGTGTTGGAGCGTGTCGGCGCCATGCCCGGTCAGGGCGTGACCAGCGTCTTTTCCTTTGGGCGCAGTGTCGGCATCGTCGAGGGCGTCCTCGCCACCATGCAGATCCCCGTGGACATCGTTACGCCGCAGGCTTGGCAGAAGGCTGCGGGCGTCCGTGGCGGCAAGGATGGCGCCCGCCAGCGGGCCTGCGAGCTGTTCCCTAATTACGCGGGCCTGTTCGCCCTGAAGAAGCACGATGGCCGCGCAGATGCGGCCTGCATGGCATGGTTCGCAGCAACACGTTGAAATCGAGATGAATATGAGCTTTGCAATGTCATTTGACCCTGATTTCGCCGACCCCACAGAGTGGGCTCGCATGTATCGCTCAGTCGGGATGCAAGTCGTCCCGGCCATGAGCCACAAAGAAAATAAGAACCAGTGGAAGCGCCCCGCGCTCCCGAAGTGGAGAGAGCTTGAGAGCGAGCTGATCCCTGACTTCACGTTCGAGCGTTGGTATGGAGAAGAGGGCGAACACGCCCGTCGCAACAACATGGGCCTGATCGCTGGCGCCTGCTCGAACGGGATCTTCGTCGTCGATCTGGATCTGCACAAGGACGTGCGGGCGCAGGCTTGGTGGGACGACATGTTTCACATGAAACAGGCCGCCGGTGAGCTTGAGACGGTCGAGCAGGCCACCGGTGGTGGCGGCATCCAGCTCTTCTTCCGCGCCCCTCTGGGATGGGTTCCCCCGACGTGCAAGACCAGCATCGGTGTGGACATCAGGGGCCAAGGTGGCTTCGCTATGATGCCCCCCAGCACCCACGAGAGCGGCAAGTCATACCGCTGGAAGGACGGCCACGAGCCGTGGGAGATGGACATAGCACCGGCGCCGCAATGGTTCTGCGACCAGATTACCCAGCTCGCCATCGAACACGGCGGATCTGGTGGGAACCGTGTAACAGGCGAAAAAACTGCGACACCAAATAAAGCTGTGGATAACTTTGGCAATATTGTCGATGGCCGCGAGGACTACATGACCAAGTTGGTCTGGGCTGCGGTCGTCGATCTGAAGCGCGAATGCCCCGGAGATCTGGGGCCTTTGTCTGAGAAGCACATGCTCGAAAGCTTCGCCACATACGAGCGCAAGGTGAAGAGCCGCATCCAGCCGACGCCGGGCGTCTCGAACGCGGATCTTCTGGAGCGCGAGGGGCGCGGCATCTCGATGTTCGCCCACAAGTGGTCCAACGCCATCGACCAGTGGGACGGAAAGGTGGCGGAGCATGCGAAGGTGGAGCGCCCCAGCCGCCCTTTCGATCAGGCGGATGAGCCGCAGCCCGTCAAATTTTACAAGGTGGACGAGGAAACCGGCGAGTTATTCATTGATGTCGTAAAACCGACAGTCAGCGACGTATTCGAATATCTCGACATCGAAGCCATCCGTGCCCTGCCGAAGCCCAAATATTTAATTGACAAGTTGATGATCGAGATGGGCCTCGGGTTCGTATATGGGCCTCCCGGATGCGGCAAGAGCTTCATCACCATCGGCATGGGCCTCTCCATCGCAGCACAGCTCCCCGACTGGTTTGGGCGGTCAATCAAGAAGACTGGCCCCATCGTCTACATTTCCTCCGAAGGCGTCGGCGACATCGGCCTGCGCATTGACGCATGGGAGAAGGAGGCAGGCATCAAGGCGGGCGGTCTCCCCTTCTACCTAATCAGGCAGAACATCAATTTCATGGCGCAGGCGGATGTGGAGAAGCTCCTGCGCACGGTCGCCGAGATCTCCAAGGTCGTCGGCGAGTTCCCGGTTGTCGTCTTCGTGGACACGGTCAGCCGTGTTCTGCCCGGCGCAGACGAGAACCTTCAGAAGGACATGACGCTGTTCATTGGCGCCTGTGACGCCGTTCGCACGACCTTCGGTGCCACAGTCGTCGGTGTCCACCACACGAGCCGGGCGGGGAACCTGCGGGGGTCCACGGTCTTCGACGGCGCAGGTGACTTCCTGCTCGGCATCGAGCGCGAAGAGGGCGAGATGATCGGCGAGATCCACGCCCGCAAGATCAAGAGCGCCGAGGATGGCTGGAAGCAGGCCTTCGAACTCAAGAAGGTGGTCGTGAACGACATCACCGGCGAGACCAGCCTCTACGCCGCGCAGGCAGACGCCAAGTCGGCGCCCAAGAGCGTCTGGCCTGAGAAACAGGTCTGCCGCGACATGCTGAACGTGATCCGCACTGCGTGGTTCACCGGGCGCCCTCTCTCAAGCTATTCTCAAACCCGCAAGCAGGGGCGCTACGCCGCCTCGGTGCTGGGTCAGCAATTCGATCAGCCTGAAAAGCTGGTCGAGATGGTGGTGGACACATGGTTGTCTAACCAGATCTTGTCTTATGAGGTCGTGGACAAGAACACCAAGATGCAAGGCCTTAAAGTAATCGGATCAATCGACTAGAGGGGAAAGTTCATGGAATTTGATAACGAGCGTCTCGCGCGCGAATGCGAAAAAGTAGTGTCCCGCGTCCGCATCATCCTGAAGGATAAGGGCGGCCCGGTCATTATGAACAGCCTGTCCTTCATCTTGGCGGAGGCAATGTTCAACACCAGCACTCAGCCCAACTGGGAGCAGAACTTGAAGCATGTCTTCAAGGCCGTCGATGAGCATCTCAAGGAGTTCGCCGCCGAGGCTGCGAAGGTGCCCGATGACGCCGCGTGAGGTGATCCCTGCGGACATCAGCGAGGAGGTGGAGGCGGAAGTCTCCACTGCCCTCAACAAGATGGTGGATGATGTCCGCCGCTACGAGGCATTCAATGCCGAGAGCCCTTGGCGCCCAATTGCGACGGCGCCTGAAGATGGAACGCTGTTTCTGGCCTACATGGGCGCGGGTAACATGGAGATCGCCCGTTACGATCTGGAGCGCAGCGAGTGGTGGATAGACGCCTACGCGCCACCGCACATTCAGAAGCGTTGGATGGAGGCTTGGATGCCTCTCCCCGAACCGCCGGAGGGCTACTGATGCCCTCCTTCTATAACGAGATCGACCCCTACGCTGCGGCGTGGCTGCGCAACTTGATCAAAGCAGGACATATCCCCGATGGCGAAGTCTCCACCCAATCAATTGTCGATCTTCGACCTGCCGACCTTTCAGGATTTGACCAGTGTCATTTCTTCGCCGGGATCGGGGGCTGGAGCCAAGCACTACGTCTCGCGGGATGGGCGCCTGATCGTCCTGTCTGGACAGGATCTTGCCCGTGCCAGCCGTTCTCGGTCGCAGGCAAAGGCGCCGGAATTGACGATGCCCGTCACCTCTGGCCCCACTTCCACCGCCTCATCGCCGCCTGCCGACCCCCTGTCGTTATGGGCGAGCAGGTTGCGGGAAAGGCTGGGTACGGGTGGTTCGATGGAGTTCGAGCTGATCTGGAAGGAACTGGCTACGCCGGGAGGGCGGTCGATATTCCGGCTCTCGCGGTCAACGCCCCGCACATTCGCCAGCGCCTCTACTGGGTCGCACTCGACATGGCCAACGCCCAGAACAACGGACAAGGCAGACGGTCGCATTCTGACGCCGGACGGTCAGAGGACGAACGCCGCAGGGACGATGACCTTCGGCGCCAACATCTCGGATCTTGTTCATCTGTACGCGACGTGGCCAACGCCCAGAGCGTCGGACGAGAAGAACGGGAACGGCAAGACGGGCAACAGGACGCCGGAAGCGGCTCACAGGGCCGGGTGGACGCTGCCGGAACTGACGAGAGCCACATGGCCGACGCCCAACAGCACGGTCACGGATGCGAAGCCTCGCCCGCCCATCACGACAGGCAGGAAGGCGACGGACCCGCAGATCAGCACGGCGGACGTGGCGGTTCATCTGTATGCAGCCACATGGCCGACGCCCACCAAGGCGGACGGGGACGGCGGCCATGTGATGGGGACGGCGAGCGCAACGGGCAAGCGGGAGGATGGGTCGAAGATCACGGTCTCTTTGCCGGGAGTGGTGAAGATCGTCTCGACGTGGCCGACGCCGCTGCAACAGGATTGCAGGGTTCCTGCAACGCCGGAGAGCGCGCAGCGGGAATGGGATCACAGCAATCTCCGGGGAATAGCGGCCATTGGGACGACCACATCTGGCTCACCGGATCAGACGGGAAAGCCCGGCGCGCTCGCGCCAACATTCCCTTGCTGGCTCATGGGTTATCCGATAACGTGGGACGAATGTGCCCCGAAGGATATGCCCAAGCGGTCGAAGAGGTAGACAAATATGCCCAGAAAACTGGTCAAAGTAGATCCGAGGCCATGTCGGCGGTGCGGCAAATTATTTCACAGGAGCCAGAGACCTTCTGGCCGGTGGGAGAGTGTGCCGGAGTTTCGTCGCAGGAAATATTGTTCCCTTTCCTGCGCGAACTCTCATCCGCATGTGACGCGGGACGGGGCATTGGCCCGAGCGAGGAAATTCAGAAAGGAGAGATGCGAGGCTTGCGGGATCAAGAACAAGCCACACGCTCATCATATCGACGGGAACCAGTGGAACAACGACCCGGCGAACATTCAGACCCTATGCGAGAATTGTCATGGGTTCTGGCACAACATGCTAGAGCGTTGTGGGAGGCCTATTGGCGGTCGAATGCCACAGCTTATCCCCTTCTGAGCCACGGCGAAAAGAACCGAGTGGGACGCCTGCGCGCCTACGGAAATGCCATCGTCCCGCCCCTCGCGGCGGAAGTCGTCAAAGCCCTGATGGAGACCTTGGATGTCTGACGCCACCATTCGCCAACTGCGGGAGCGCATCGACATGCTGGAAGAAGAAATGCGCCAGCTTCGGCAGGACATCGTGCCCGTGAACAACCCATTCCTGCGCATGTTCTCCTATCAGCACTCAGCCCTGCTGTTGGGCATCTACAGCAAGAACCTCTCTACCTACGCCTTCTTGGACGCGATCTGCTCTAACACAGGCCGCATCAATCGTGGCGAGGGAGAGGACTACGCCCGGCACAGGGTGAAGGTGGCGCTGCACAAGCTGAAGAAGAAACTTCGCTTGCATGGCATTGAAGTCTGCACCCGGCGCGGGCTGGGCTACTATCTGGACGATGAGAACAGGGCGAAGCTTGAGAAATTGATGGAGGGGAAAGATGTCTGATGATCTTGTGAAGCGGCTGCGCGATCAAACCATTTTAGAGCGATTTGAAAATGGGTATGTCAGCCAAATTCGAAATCCAGACGGACCAGAAGCGGCCATCCGCATTGAGAAGCTGGAGGCGGCGCTGCGGCGCTGCGACGAACTGTTTTCCGACATACGGAACGATTGGTCGGGCCCTCGCTCCGAATGCCGTGAAGGATGGAGTGTCATCAAAGAAGCACTGGAGGGGAAAGATGACTGATGATCTTGTGAAGCGGCTGCGTGAGTTAAACACGTTCGAATGGCACGCAAGACCAGCGACAACTAAGGAAATCTGCTTTGCGGCCGCCGACCGCATTGAGCATCTGGAAAATCGCTGCGCTAACCTATTGGTTGGAAACCGCGCCTTGAACATCCGCAGCGACAAGCTGGAAACGGCGCTGCGGGAGATCGTTGGCATTCACCCCTTCAAAGACCCGGAAGGAGATGTCTCAATAAAATCCCTTGTGTACTTGGTGTTCTCCATCAACATGACGGCCCGCAAGGCCCTCGACGATGCCCCTTGAGCCCATCAGCTTCAAGTGCAGCGCCTGCACGAGAACCTCGGCGGGTGAGATGTTCTTCGTCTACGAGACAGAAATCCGCAGGCGCGGCGTCTGGCGCATCCACGTCGAGCATGAGTACACCGATGAGGACGCTCGGTGCGAACACTGCGGCGCCATCAACCAAGTCTGGCCCGAACATTCCGTTGATCTGAAATGGGAGAAGATAGGATGATCATACAACCCTCAACCCGCCGTGGCTTCCTCACCGGCATGGCGTCCCTGTTTGCGGCGCCCGCCATCGTCAGCGCACAGAACCTGATGCCGATCAAGGTTTTGCCCTTCGAGCCTTACATGATCATCAGGGGATACAACCCTTTCACCGAGGTGTGGACAGAAACAAAGCTTTACGAAAAGGCTGGCGATCCCTTCGCCTTCCTGAACGAGGACTTCTACCGCCGCCTTGGTCACACTACCAGCCTCATGTCCATGTCAGGCCTTGAGACCGCCGCCATCGAGAGCCGGGCCGACGAGAAAGCCGTGCGGTTCTTCCAGCACCATGAGCCGCAGGCCTTCCGCCTGCACCATGAGGCGGCCCCCTTCGTCGTTCAGGTCAAGAACCCCGCCCAT